GTTTCCCAGTCACGATCCTAGAGGGAGAGTAAACTCGAATTCATTTGTTCTACCTTCAATTAGAGAATAATCTATTTCTTTATTTTCTAACGAAGATAAGTCTACTTCAACTGAATCTCCCATATAATCAAACTTATAAGTAGATCCATATCCTAAAATTCTAGCAGCTATAAGAATAGCATTTTTATCACCTGTAATTAGATCATCTTGTTTTACCCCAGGGGTTACTATAAGTGCATCTAACAAATGGCTAATAGCTGTACCTTTTTGGATATAATTTTGATTAGTAATGATGTCTTCTTCTTTAGCTGTCATGTATTTCATAACAATTTGACCACTAGCTAATGGAGAATCCTCAGGATAAACTAATCCTTTAGAAGGCAGTTCAACAATTTCAGTTGGAAAATTAAATTTGGGTTCCTCTTGAGGGGTTGAAACTTCCGTATTTGGTGTAACTTCGCTCATATATTATCTGTTTAGTTATAACTTTATTCGTGTATACATATACAACATAAAAAAAAGCTTGGCCGAAGCCAAGCTATTTTTAAAAAATATATAATTTCTTTTTAGAAATTTAACACGCAATAATCCATTCCGATTGTAAGATCGATGTTTTGAGCTTCATTATCGGTATCCCAGTTCATATCAGCAAATGACCCATCTTTGATAAATGCTCCTTTGATAATCCATTCTGAAACTACGTCCCCTACAGGACCTAATACATCAATTGTTAAATCTTTCTTATAGAAATCTGAATAACCATCTCTACCTGTTACGGATTCGTGGTGTAATCTTACCCACTCCATTACAGCTTGGGCTCCTGAAGGTGTAATTGGATCGAATAACTGCATCGTGATGTCATTCCATCTTAATTTACCTTTTACTTTTCTATAAGTGTTAATGTGATTTAATACGATTTCATCCTGCGCGAATCCTAATCCACTAATTCCCTTAATTATGTAAGAAGGAAATCCATCAACATACATAATAAATCTATTAGCTACTTTAGGTTCAAAAGCGGTGAAAAATATTTCGTTTGGGTCTAATACTGCCATTTTATGCTTTGTTTAATTTTTTATCAATTATAAATATTATACTTTCTAATTCTTATGCCGGGAACTCTGCTCCTGTTGGAAGAATGTTGAAATCTAAGTAAATGAATTCAGCCGTTTTAGTAGGTTGGATGTATATCGCACCTCTTAATTCGTTTCTATCAATTACGTCGGGTCCGTTATTTGAATCGTTCATTACAACTTTAAACGCGTATAAACCTTGTCTTTGTTGTACTGACTCCAAATATGGGTTAACTTGTGCTAAGAATGTATTTCTAGTAGCTGCTGTATTTTGTTCGAATACTAAATTATCAGATACTTGTGAAATGTAGTTCTTAAGAGCAATTAACAATCTTCTAACATTTACTCTATCCAAAGCACTTGCTTGGTTTTGTAATGTTTTCTGACCAAATACTACAACTCCTCTACCTGGGAATGTTGCAATCGGATTTACTTTACCTGTGTATAAAGAATCTCTATTGGCTTGAGTTAATTTTCTTTCTGCTTGAATTACGTTTCCTAATCCACCTCTATTAATACCTGCTGGTGCGAACCAAGCTTCTGCAGTTCTATCATTGTTAGCATACACTCCTGGGATTAATGTTGAAGCAGGTACCCAAACTCTTTGTCCTGAATCTGGATCTGTTACCATACACCAAGGCCAGTAAGCAGATGCATATGAAGTATCTAAACTTGCTGCTGTTGTATTAGTAGCTGTAATTGTAGAAGCGTAAGCTTCAAGATCTAATACTATGATATTATCACCTCTATTTTCAGTGTTTGAAATTAAAGTGTTTAATGTAGATGAGTAACCTGACTGGTATAATCCAGGAGCTGTAATCAAGTTATACTTGTAATCATCTTTATTAGCTAATAAATTGAAGGCTGTAGTGTAGTTATCACCTACTAATCCCTGAGTATCAGTGTTAGTAATGTGTTGGTAGTACTTACCAGTACCTGTTAAGATACTTCCTTCAGCATCACCAAATGATCCTGAACCTGCAACTGGAATAGATGCTGTAAATTGGGCTTTAGCTGTTCCACTATTATCTAAATAATCAGGTGTTTTGTAATTTACTTCTTTTACTCTTACATATCTTGATGCATTAGCATAAGAACCTGAAGTTTGTAAGTAAACATCTGTACCTGATCCTCTTAATACTTGTTTTTGGTCTCCAATTATTCTTGAAATGTAATTAGGTGATTTAGGATCTAATGATACATTATTAAATGTTTCTAAAACAGATTTTGCTTTAGTTGTATCATTACCTTGTCTAATAATTACACTAAATGTACCAGAAGAAGTATTAGGAGAAGTAACTTCCCATCTTAAATTATCTTTTGAACCATTTGTTAAAGCACCTGTTGATGCTTCAGTACCAGCACTATTCATAATAGTACCTTCACCAATTGTTTCTAAAGTAAAGGCATTAGCATCTGTAATATCGGCATCTACAAGAGTTAATACTAAGTCAGCTGTTGGTGTACCCATACTTGCTGCTGCTACTGTTAATGTATCTCCTACTGCATATCCTGTTCCTGCTGTAGTAACTTGTACTCCTACAGTTTCAACAAATAAGTCACCTGCTACTAAAGTAATAATAGGATCTGTACCACCACCACCTGTAGCACCTAAAGATGATGAAGGGATAGTGATTGTTTCTGCTGCTGCATATCCTGAACCTGTTGTAGTTACTGTAATTGAAGAAATATTAGTTGCAGAGTCTAATACAACTGTAGCTTTTGCGTCATTAGCACCACCACTACTTGTTAAAGTAATATCTGTGTAAGTGGCTGCAGCACATCCTGCTGGTTGAGTTGTAATACTAGCTAATAAAGCATCTGCTGTAGCTAATAATTTACCATTAGCACTTGAAGCTGTTACTGCTAATACTACTCCAGCTCCACTACCATCAGTTGTTGGGGTTGCTGTATTTTGAAAAGCAGCACCTCCTTCACCACCTGAAGTATAAGAACCAAATAAATTAGTTCCTGCTGGTACATCTCCACTTTCTTGGTCGTTAAAAATTGTTGATGAAGTAGCTGAAGTAAATGAACCTGATGCTACTCTAGTAACCAACAAAGAAGTACCTCCATTTTGGAAGTAATTATATGCTGAAATAGATGTTAAGAATGTATATTCGTTGGTGTCATTTGTAGATCCACTTTCGAAAGTAGTACCAAAGTTAGCTTGGTACTCACTGTAAGTAGTAACAAGTTTAGGGATGTTTACTTGGCCCTTTACTGTGGGTCCTACTAATGCTGCACCTGCTTGTATTGGTTGAGAAGTGATTTGAGACTGATCATTTTCTCTTGCTAATACTCCCGGGGATATTAAAGTTTCTGCCATGTTATTTAATTGTTATATTTTGGTGATAAATATATAAAACTTTTTCAAAAATTAAGTGGAAGGAGAAAATTCACCAGTTTCTAAAGAAATAGTTCCATTTCCATATTTTTCTTCTAATTCTTTACCTAAGATGGTTTCTTCTTCTCTTATTTTTTCTAAATTATCTTTTAATTTTTCTTTTTGTAGTTTTAAATTCATTATTTGAATTTCTATACTACCTATTGTTTGTACTAAATTATCAAAATCTAACTTTAGATCTGTTAATTGTTTAATTTCTTTTTCTTCTAATTTCATCTTGTTATACGTATTAAAACTTATTATTAAAAACTATTATGCCGCGTCTTCTTGATACCATGTTATTTCTATAACTCCATGATAAGTTATACTATTAGTAGTACCTTGGCTTATTCTTAAAACAATATAATTATCTGTTGGTCCTGCTGTAGTCATTGTAGCTGTATTAGTTCCTGTCAAGTTACCCCTTTTAGTATCACTACTTGTACCTAATTCGTTTATTAATGGATCTCCTGAACCTGGACTACGGAAAGCTGAAGTTCCATGGAATTCTCCACATTGTGAAAAATCCGTACCTTCTACCCCAAATAAAGTATACTCACAACGACATACAAATTTTTGGTTAGTTCCAAATATATCACTTGCATACAATTCCAAAATATCATGAGCTGAAGATATAGTGTTATAGGTAGTATTTTTAATTGTAATTCTTTGAGTAAAAACTTTAGTTCTACTTCCAATTTCAGTAACTATAATAGGTTCTCTATTATCTGATGGAGTTTCATTATAACTTGCAAAAAGAGTTCCTGTTCCTACACGGGCGGTATTTCCATAATTATCGCCAGATCCTGAAAGGGTAAAGAAGGCATTAGTTCCTGTACTTGAACCAATTCCTAATTGTAATGTCCCCCCAGTATTTTTATTATGAACATATGATACACCAGCTCTATCAAATATTAAATCATTACCGCTTAAAACTGCTTGTTGTGTTCCATTTGAAGCCGTAATTTCGCCGTAAGCTACTAATGCGTGATCAGTTATTGAGGCTGTTATTACTAAACTACCTGTCATTTCTGCTGTAGCATGTATATTTAACTCATCTGTAGTTGAATTACCTAAATTAGTATTCCCAATATTAGTAAGAGTTGTAGTATGTATTCCTGCTCCAGATGCTGAAATTCTACTAAATAAAGCGTTTGATCCTGTTACTTCAGCAAATTCAACATCATCATCAATCATTACTCCTAAGTCAACATTATACTCATTAACCCCATTTATAGAAGCAGTTACTGTACCTTGTCCATTTGAGGTTAATCTTATATCAAAGTAAGAGGCAGTGACAGCATGAGATGAACTAATTACACTATTTGCACCTTCGGGACCATAAACATCTGAACCTGTTACAAATGAAGCTGTAGATGAAGTTTCAGCATCTAAAGCAAGAGCTGAAGTAACAGCATGAGATGAACTAATTACACTGTTTGCATTATAAGGACCATAAACATCTGAACCGGTTACAAATGAAGCTGTAGAAGCTGTTCCTAAAATAGAACCTGTAATTCCTTCTAAAACATTAAGAGAACCTGATAAATGTCCTGAACCTGATATGTTTAAGGATCCTGTAAGTTCTAAAGAACCAGAAATTGTAATGTCATAATCTTCAGCACCTGTAAATGCATCAAAGGATTGTGATACTTGAGCTGCTAATACAGGTTGACCTGTTGTGACTCCAGTGTTTGAAAACGTTTTAGCCATATGAGATTAGTTTTTGGTTATAAATATCAAGAATTTTTTTCTAATTGACGTTCTATAGCTTCAATTACAACTTTTGACGATATAGATTTTGTACACTCAAAATGTCTATCTGTTGATTTATGATCAGGACACCATTCCCAATCTCCAGCATCTAATTGATGTCTGTTAAAACATCC